ACCTTGTGCTCTGCAGTTACCTGCTCAGCGTATTCTCTGTCGCATCCTTCAAAGACCATCCAGCTTCCGCGGCCGTTCGGCTTCTTCATTCGACCGGCGATCATGTCCTTGTACTTGTCGCCATCAACCAGCACTAGGTTCATTCCGTATGCCTGGCTTCCTTGCTTGTTGATCTTCGATAGCTCGAAGTGTGACAGCATCGGGTTATTGGAACCCTTGACCGGCAGCGCCCATTCTGAATTCAGGGCGCAGAAGTCATACGTGCTGTCTGCGTCGTATCCGGAGTCGATCAGGCACAATGCCACGATCAGCTGGTCTCCGTCTTCTGTGAAGTACGGCGTATTCATGATCTGCTCGATGTCCTGGAAGGATAACGCCTGGCCATGCGCGATGTTCTGGCTCGTGATGTAGCTGCCCCACGCTCGGATGGTCCAGTAGAGCGACGTCTCCTGAACGTCCACTCCCGCGGTCAGGAACTTCGTCCAGCTTGGTGCTGTGAATTCCGGCCGCTCTGTCTGACGTTCCAGTACGGTGTCGGCCGATGTCTTCAGCTTGGTGTCTTCCCATGGTTCTGCGAGCCATGAGTTCGTGAAGTTCTGCAGCTTGTCCGGATCGTCCTTGCTATCCAGGAATTCTTTCACGATTTCTGAAAATCGGACGAACGGACTATAAAGCGTGTTGATCCAGAATCCTACCTTGCGGTTGTACTTTGAATTCTCGCGCACGGTCTTCCACTCTCCGTACCGGAGCATCTGTTCCTTGTCCTGGTCCGTGATGTCTCCACCACATTCCTGGCACCGGTAGACCGCCATGTCGGCTCTGTCCTGGTTGCTCAGGTCGTCCCCGGATGGGAACTTCAAATTCTGAAACGTGAGCTCTATCATGGATCCGCAGTGCGGGCACGGTATGAAGTAATGCTTTTCGATATCCGCATCCATGAGTGCTTTCCAAATATGGCCGGTGGCCAGAGTTGGTGTTGACGTCATGTAGATCTTCCTGTTTCGGAAGGTCTTGGTTCTCTCCATCGCCAGTGAGATTGGATCCGACTCTTTCTTGGATGATCCTGGGTATTTGTCCACCTCATCCAAGAACAGGTACTTGATCGCCTTCGATGCCAGGGACGATGGCGAGTTGGATCCGGCCAGCGACAGGTACATTCCATCAAATTGCAGCTCCAGCTGCGATGATTCGTTTTTGTTGTAAAGCGATTTCAGCGTCCTGGTTGCCATGATCATTGGTTCCAGTCGGTTCTCGCTGATACTCTTGGCCAGGATGTCTGTTGGGTAGACGATCATGGTCGGGGATGGATCCTGCTGGATAACGTATCCGAGCATGTTCTGAAGGGCTTCGGTTCCTCCGACCTGTGTCGGTTTTACGAAGATAATTCTTTCCGTGTCGTAATTGATGAGCTCATCCATGATCTCCTTCAGGTACGGCGTCTTTTCATTTCGCCATGGTCCTGGGAGGGCGGATGTCTTGGAGTCTAGGACTCTGTAGTTTTCTGCCCACTCTGAAACGGTTATGTTCTCAGGCGGGCAGAGCTGCTTGAGTGCGTCTGCCTGGTATTGTGTGA